CCTACATTATAGGTCAAGGCAGATGCATTTAACTTAGTGAACACACCAAGAACTGCATCTTCTATTCCATTAAGGTTGCCTTCATTATCAAACAAAGGAACTGTAATAATAATCTTAAAGTTAGCCATTGGGCTGATCGTAATATGTTGATTGTTAGTCGGTGTCAGATATGGATCATCTGGAGACACGATTACAGAATTAGCCAAAACGACAGATGGCGGGAATGCAAAAGTCTGGTACTTAGTGTTATCTACTAGAGCAGTGGCTAAAGTAGTGCGAAGTGTTGTTATGGCTGGTGCTGGCATTAGCCCACCATTGAACGCGGATCGAGTGCGTGTGCGATCAATCCTCGCACCTTAGCGAGGAGCTGTGCGCTCATGCGGTAAGGGCTTGGCTGGAAATCGACAGCGTTACTGCCTGAAAGGGTGGCTGTACGCGCTTGCCAGATTTCAACAGATATCATCAAAGCTGCTTGCTGGACTGCTGTGTCTGTTGTCCAGTCTGTGTAAGTCTCAGCTGCTACTGTGCCAAATGGCTCAATAGGATGTTTAGGCTGTACGACTGTGTGAGTCGTAGGTACTGAGATTGAATAAACACCGACACTAGCAATAGTTTTAGATCCATTGTATTTAGTACCGGAATTGGAGATAGTTACAGTCTGTCCGACATAGAAGATATCTGTGACAGGAATGTCAAAGTAAAGAGTGCCTTCACTCACGATGTTGCTGTGCGCTACTGCGAACCACTTAGGAGCCCAAAGCATTGGAAGTAGAACTGCATCAGATGCATCGCATACTTCCTGTAGGACGGCATCTGTATACAAAGTACCCACTCCGAGGGTTGTACGGAGTTCTGAGACTGTTGTAAGTGCCATGATGTCCTTTCTAAAGACTCTAGGGGATCGGAGGGCTACCGACCCCCTAGAGCGACTTAGTGTGGCTTACGCCTTGTTATTCTTGAATGCGCCTGCGCCGACCTTAGTTGCAATCGCACCAAAGCCGTAGTAGCCGATAGTTACCTGTCCTGCTGCTGTTGATTCAGCGCGTAGGCGGTATGTTGGTGACTCGTACCATGTGTACGCATCTGGGTTCACGATAAGGATTGTTCCATCGCCATCGCCAGCGTTTGTTGGATCAACATAGAGGTTAAGTCCTGCAACATTACCTGTTAGTGATGTTGGTGCTACTTGACCGCCTGCGTTCATTGGCTGTGATGCTGTGTAGATTGGACGTCCTGCATCGTTTAGAGACATGATGTTTGACCATTGTCCTGTTGATACGACCATGTTGCGAGCAAATGGGTTTGGTAGTCCTGCTGTTGCTGCGTAAACAGAAGCTGATCCGCGAGCGACAATTCCTAGCAATTCTGCTGCTGTTGGGTATGTAACTGTTGTAGTTGCATCTGCTGTTGCGCCTGCAATGAGAGCAGCGTTTACTGCTGCGTTTGTTGTCTTTGCGTAAGCAGCAGCCATGTTGCGTACTAGCTCATCAAAGAATGCTGGAGAAGTACGATCTAGCAATTCAACAGAGAATGTCTGTTGTCCAGCGTACTTCTTTACTGATACTGATAGGAATGCTGCATTCTGATCTGTGTCTGAGAATGCGTTGCCTTCTGCTGTTTCTGCAACAGTTGGCATTACTGTGATCTTTGGGATCTCAAATGTCATACCTGCATCTGGCAATACTCCACGAGAGATTGCGTCGATTGAAGGACGGATTGTTGTGCCTAGTGGGTTGATGATTTCTGACAGTTGGCGTGTTGGTACTAGACCAGCGTTATCTGTTGTGTCATCTGCTGCGCGTAGGTACTGACGAGCATCTTCATCACCTAGTGCTGCACGGATTGTGTTTTCTGCGTACTTAGCTGCTGTTACTTCAATGCGTGGCTTTGTGAAGTATGCTGCTGAAACAGTTGGGCGAGCAGCTTCAACCGCTGGTGCTTCAACTGGTGTTGCTTCGACTGCTGGTGTGGTGTTTTCCACGGCTGTCTCGCTTTCTGTTGGTTGGATTGTTTCTTCTACATCGGATTCTTCCGCTGCAATATCAGTAACCTGAGCAGACTTGAATGCTGGCTCTGTTACTAAACTTACTTCGACCAAGCGAGCAGCGGATACATAAGTCACGCCGTCCTTGATCTTTGACTTAAGGACTTCAGCCCCGATTGAAAGACCAGACTGCAATCCTTCTTCTGCCAAGATAAGTGCTTCTGTACCGCGCTGGGAGCGACTGATAGAAAAGACTGCGTTGATAGCATCTTCAGACTCGCTGAATGAAACCATGCGACCTAAAGGCTTCTTAGTGTCATGCTGGCTGAGCAACTTGATTGCTTTAACATCTGCAATGTCGATTGAGCCAGAGGCAAAGATAACCTTGCCCATGTTTGTTGATCCTGCTTCAACATTAAGAGGCACAATCTTGCCTGATACTGTGCGACTTGCTGAGTCTGCTGTTAGATCAGCTGAGAAGGTAATTACTTGGTTCATTCCATACCTTGACTTCCGTTAGGTGTTAGATCAGTCATTTCCATAGCCTGCTCTTGAGTGATTAGGTTGAGGCTAAGTAATTTTTCGATTACTGCTAGTTCTTGAAGTGGATCAGTACGCAAAAAGTTCTTGTCAATATCAAACTTCACTACATTGCCACGAGCAGTAATATCATCCATAGATAGGCGATCTTCAATCGCTGAAATAAATGGTTGTAAAGATAGTGATAAGAATTGCTTACGTTCATCTTGAACATTTGCATAAGTCATTGAGTTGTTCATCTCGGCAGATACATAGTAAGCAGGTACGTTGCAAAGACGAGCAATCTCAGTAGCAAGATTCTGGATTGCCTCGTTATACATCATGTCTTTAGGAGAGAATGACACTGGGTTATATTCAAGAGTAGATGTTAAGTAAGCAGTGCTGCGATTATTGCGAGCAGTGCGCCATGCAGCTAGTAATCCAGATACTTCTTTAGGATCTAGATCAGCACCGGTATTCTTAATATAGCCAGTAGCCATTGGAGTAGATGCTGCAATCGTTGCTGCCTTTTGAACGTCAATAGCAGCGCGAATTGTTTGGATACCTGTGTTTAGAATGCCAGGAAGCAGTGACTGGAAAGTAACTAAAGATCCCAGTCCATCCATCGGTAAAGTCATTCCATCAACTGCATAAGATTTTACATAAGTGTTAGTGCTATCTAGTGTGATAGTAACGCGGTTGTTTGCAATCCACTCAAAACGAGAAGGACGTCCATCTTCCTGATAGACCTCTACCACTTTCCAGAAAGCCTGCGAATATAGAAGTAACGATTCAACTGTATAGGCAATGGTGACAGATCGTGGCTGTGAGTATGAAGGTTGCTCTAACCATGCAGGTGAGCCAAGTTCTTCATTAGTAGATTTCTTGTAAAGCTCTAAAGGTATTGCTCCAATAGTTCCGCTTAAAAGGTTACGGCATCTTTGTAATGCAGGAACGCTAAGAGCATCTTCTCTGCTTACATAGGCATACTGGAAAGGCATTGCATAAGGTGAATACTCACCAAGCACTTGAGGTGCTGCTTGAGCTTGTAATTGTGTTTTAGGCTCTAGCCCAAAGGCTTGCAATAATTTACCCATAGACAGAAATTGTAGCATTTGTCAAGAGATTAGACAATATGCTAGGGCGTGTCTAAGTATATATCTGTGGCTTAGGTTGAGGAATCATTAACTTAGAAACAACCATTGCCAAGCCAATAGGTGCTGAGATATCTCCAGCAGACTTGCGCTTAATTATGCGCCACGCGCTGTCATTGACTTTAGCTGCACAGTTATTCATTTGCTGGATCAGTTCAGCCTGTCCATTGTGGACTACGCGGTGATTGACCAAGCCTTCTAGTAGATCACCACAGGCTTTGTAAAACTGTTGCCCTGAAACATCCTCTACCATCACGCCAGAATTGGAAAGCCTGTCCGCAATAGTTTGTGTGGCGTATTTGTCAAAAGTTACTAGGCGAGGCTTATAGATGTCACACCACGCTTTTATACTAGCTGCCATCTTTAACTCATCTATGGCAATCTGAGAGCTGTAAGTCTCCAAGATCCCGATGCCAATCCTCCCATCTGGGAGAAGCTGTCCTGCGACCAATGATCCGTTCCTGCGTGAAGGACTGACATCGAAACCGAATACAGTATAAGCCCCAACAGCCATTTCTAGTGTGCTATCGGATGTGTCTTCTAGTACGCCATGAGGCCAGGGTGATGAAAGGCTGTCAATCCATTGGCATAGAGTTTCTGTGCGCGTATTTTCAATAGGAGATGTTGCTATCGCTTCTTCAATGGCTTCTTCAGTAATTGTGTACCCCAGAGAAGGGTTAGCCAAAGCCCATGCCTGTCTATCGTTTATCTTGCAGTATTGTGGCGCAGAATACTCATAGAATCCAAAAGACTTGGGTGGATAGTCGATTGCTCGTTCTCGTAAGTCATTAAGCACAGTTGAGAATGCGTCTCCTGCATTAGAGGTAAGAAGCGTTTGAGAGTTTGGGTGAGCTCTAGTTGTAGGAGTAGCAGCTCTAAATCCTTCTTCTGTGATTTCTCGGATTTCGTCAATGTAGAGCAATCCATTGACTGATCGACCTCTAGAGCCGTCTCTAGTTGCTGCAACAACGTCAAGCCTTGCTCCAGATAACATCTCAATAGACTCTGTGCCGTTGGCGTGTCGGATCTGTTTAACGAATCCCTTGAGATGGTCATTTGTCTCCAATAGGCTAGTGATTTGACGAAAGGTGTCCAGAGCCATAGATCGGTTCGAGGACATGATAAGGACGTTGGTATTCCACTTGATAAGGTGGGCAAGGATTAACATACGCGCTAAATGTGTCTTGCCGTTCTGCCGTGCCACAAGAATTAGGTTAGTTTTCCTAACCCAGTTATCTGCCTTGTCCACAGTAAGCATATCCTTGAGGACAAACTCCTGCCACGGCATCAAAGGTATCTTTACAATTTCACAAAGGTCTTTAACATCTTGCAGCTTGTTTTCGCCCTTGAGAAGTGGACTGTGGAGCCTCGGCTTGGTTGCCCCTCGTAGGGCTTTGGGCTTTCTGGTCTTAGTTGTCATTGACTCGGATCAGGTCGGGTCTTAAAAGGACTGTCCAGCATCGGTTCGGACTGCATCGGGGAGATATAGTCAGA